TGTTTATGTCCTATTTTAGTTATATCAAATTTTTCAGGTAATTTCATGCTAGGGTTTTCTAACATTTCTTTAACAGAATTGTTATGTTTTTCTATGCCTAAATATGAATCCCTAAATAACTCCATTAATGCATTATGCCCTCTTGCAGTAATATTTAATCCAGCAAGTGTGCTATGCATTTGTCTTTTAATTGATACAGGGTCTAAAGCGTGTTTGTCTCCATATACTCCAAAGTTAATTCGTAAATCTTCAAAATTGATTTTTGTTGTTTCAGGTATTGTTTCTTTACCATTTTTATAAAATTTGTATTCATTTTTCTTATTTGGGTATGCAGTATAAGTTTTGCCAGGATTTACTTTAGCAGCAGATGTCATTACTATCATACTACCTTTTGTTGGTAGTACTGAATCAAAACCTTTTTGACTAGGATGTATTCCCCCTTTAAGTAAAAACAACTTGCCATCTATTTCTGTGGCTATAGTAGGCTTTATATGACTCGTAGTAGGGTCTAAACCGACCTCTTTTACTATTTTGTTAAATAGGTCTGTATGAAGAACAATATAGCCATCTACGTCACTTTTATAAAATTTGTCTACTACTTTACCATTTTTATCTAATCCTTTATATGTTTCAGGATTGCCTATCTTTAATGAACTTGCTTCGTCATCAACAAAGATTACATCCAACTTATTGTCTTTCGTAAAATCTTTAAATTTATTAGGATTTAATTCATAGTCTTTACTAGAAAGTAAACTACTACGTTTAACTAAGTCTAATGCACTTTTAAACTGACCTTTGGGGTCATACAAATAGTTGCTTTTAAAACTATCTTCATGCATTTGTTTCCAAATGTCTTGAGTCTTTTTACCCATTTTATTAACACCAGTAAGTTTTAAAAACTCTTTTTGGTCAAACTTAAAATGTTCACGTTCTTTTGGTGTTTTTAATATATCATTTAACTTTGCTTTTTTAGTATCGGGATGATAATGGCGAACTATTAGCTTACCTTTATCTTTTTCAGGAGTCCATATGTATTGACTTTTATTGGTTTTGCCTACTTGTACCATAAGGTCAGCCATTTTTTCTGGTGTAAGTAAAAATTCATACGATAATTCATTTTTTTCATTAAAGCGCATAACTTTAGCTAATGGATCATATGATTTATTACCTTCTATAATCTCATCTATTACATACGTTTTACCACTTTTATATATTTTTTCGTGAGGAAGTACAGGGTGAGATAAAACTTTGCGTACTCCATTAGAGTATTCTTCTATCTTATTTAACTTATTGTTATCTAAATTAAACGAACTATGGTATTGTTTTTTGTTTTGCCTAAAACGCTCATAACTTTGCACTAATGCTCTATCTATGTTATCTGTAGGTTTAACACCTAATTCTTTATATACCTCGTTTTTAAATAATGCATATCTGTCAAATTCTTGCTTAACTGGGTCTGCTTGTTTAGGAGGTTCTATTTCACCTATTAAATCAGATAGTTTTTCAATTTTGCCTTTAAACTTATGATTGCTTTTTAAAACTATTTTTGTATCTGTGCTAAGATTTAATCTTTGCTGAATTGCTTTAGCAGTTGAATACATGTTATCAAATATTTCAGCTTTAGAATACATTTCTAAAGGGTCTAGCATTGACATAGTTATTTTATTATTTGCAACATCAAAATCTATTTTAACAGAAGCATCTTCTTCCATCCTCCATTGAAATCTTTTTTCATCATATTTTTTACGATTTAATTCACTTGCAAATTCATTTAAATGAGTAGCGTTAGCTAAATCGTTTGCTGTAAATAAGTCTACATCTTTATCAAATTTTGTAAATAATCCTTTTTCTTTATTCCAAAAAGCCTTTTCTATTCTATTAATAGTTGGAGATAATTGCGTTTGTCCTCCCCCATCACTTAGATTAACTATTTCTGGTTTTGTATTTTTTAATAATGTATTTAAACCATCTTTAATAGTTGTGTTTTGAGATTCTTTAACTGCGCCTACTTGTTTAGGTAATTTGTTTTTTGGAATATGTCTACTTGTTTCACCTTGTCTCCACACACCAAATGATTCTTTATTATTACCTATTGTTTCCCCATTATTTATTCTGTTTTTAATATATAATAATAATGTATTCATATCTGATACATACATGCCTTCGCTTTTCAATATTTCAGCTACTTTATTTCGCACACTATCTGGGTTTTTGTTTTTTCTTATGCCATCAGTTATTTCTTTTTCTACTAATTTATCAATCAATGGCATTTTTTCAGGTTTTATATTTTGAATACGTTGTTTACTGCCTGTTGTATCTGTATTTAAAAATTCTTCTCGCTTAACTATTTCTTTTTGCAATCTTTGAAGTTCTGGTAAATCTTTTTTACTAATACTTCCGTCTTTTTTTCTCAGTGCAACTACTTTATTTTTTATCTCTAAAAGTTTAGCGTCTTCTTTAGATGTAGTTTTTTCTAAACCTTTGCCTGTTTGCTGACGCTCTTGTTGTTCACCTAGTTTCTTATCTACAGTTTCTTTAGCTTTAACTAATTTACCTGCTACTTCAATATCGGTTAATTCATTGCCTTCTTTAGTTTGTATTTGTGTATTAACATCCCTAAAAAGCTTCTTTAATGTAGTATCACTATCTAATTCAGATTGTATTTCAGCATTTCTATTTTGAGTAATTAAATCTTCTGCTGTAAACTTCTTTTCTATATCATTAAAAAAGTCATTACGCTTTCCAAGTTCATTGTAAATAGAATTGTAATCACCTTCTTTAATTTGTTCTACTTGTTCTTTAGTTAACCCATCATATATACGCTTAGTTTCACCTTCTAGCTTGTCTGATTTAAATGTATTAATCTCGTTACCAATGCGACTACCTTCTTGAAAAATCTCACCTATATCTTCATGAGCAGATACAATGTCTTTTTGTGCTTCAAACTTGTCTTTTTCTGTCATATCCTCACGTGATTTTTTACCACGTGTGCTATACATATCGTATTGCTCATTTGCAAATTGATTTCTTAATTCTTGAGCGCCAGTTGAAACATCAAATCTATCAATGCCTTTAGCTTCACTAGCTATATCATTAAACTTGTTCCCAATATGAGTTTCAAATGTAGTTCTTACTTCTGCTTGTGCATCTTTAGGCAAGGCGCTAAACTCAGGGTCTTCCATCATTTTGTAGTTTTTCTTGCTTGTATCAGCAGAGTATTTATTAAAATACTCTCTACCCATTTTTTGATGTACAGATGGATGTACAGAGCCAAAATAAGCACCAAGCATATATTCATAAATTTGAGTTGCAGTATCAGCGCCATGCATAGTAGCCATACCACCTTGAAATGCACTTCCAGCCATTCCTTTTGCAATACCTTCTCTTAGTTTACTTTCAGCAAACTTTCTTACCATAGGACTAGGTGCGCCTATCGCTTTTTCTATTAATTGCCTATAGTTACCTATTGTTCCAAATGCACCCCCTGCTATAGCACCATGTATAAAACTATCTTTTATAGCATCAGGGCCTTTCCAAAACTCACTAACTGCACTAGCAGTACCAAGATGCATTGCAGATTGTGCAACATTGCCCATAACAGTATTGCCTTTTAAAAAGCTATCTGCTATTCTACCTGCATTACCTACATAATTAGCAAGAACTCCTTCACCTACTTCTTTACCAAGAATTTTATTAGCAGCACGTATAGGAATAGATTCAGTAGCCATTAATGCACTACCAAGATTGTCTAGTTTTCTTGATAATGCAACTTTACCAGCTTTAGCAACAACACTACTACCTGCTTTTATAGGGCCACCTAATAGCCCAGGAACAAAACCAATTAGACTACCAATGCTTCTAGATATTTGTTGTGCAGATGTAACAGGGTCTTTAGTAGAGCCACCAAAAATGTTTAATGGCCCAAGAAACCCTTCGGCTACTCCACCTATAAATTGGCTTACAACACCAGATTGTTTGCTTTCCTCAACATCCATATTTCTATTGAAGTTGATATTAGCTTCTTTAGCGTACTTAGTAAGTTCGTCTACTTCATCGTCATTAAAAAGATGAGGACTAACACGATACGCATTTATGTATTGTGCGAGTTGATTTTGATCCATTGATTAATAAGTTACATTATCTGGAATGTTCATAGGTCTTTCGTTAGGAGTGTCTGTAACCATATTATATAAACCACTACCTATGTTAGAACCTGTATTATATAGAAAGGAAGATGCTCCTAAATCACCTTGGTTTAAACCTTCAAATTGTTCTTTAACTAAAGGTTTAACTCTGTTATTATATCCTAATCTTGTTATTAGCCCTTGAATATCTTGTAATGCTCCTTGAGCTTTGTTGGATTCACCTGCTGCTTGACTACCATAATCATAAAATTCAGGGTCACTAAATCTATCTTGCAATCTAATTAATGTACCTAAAAGTTCTTGTCTTTGAGCATTTCCAGGAGAAGTCTCTAAGGCTTTAGTTACTTCCATGCTTAATGCTCCATAAACTGGAGCTTTAGCACTTTCTCCTTCTCCATAGCCAAAATATTCATCTAAAACATCTGTTTCATTAAATCCACCAAGTTTAGATTCTTCAAAAATGCTTTGATAAGGAGATTTTTGAAAAGAATAAGATTTATCTGCTACTTGTTGTTTTTTTACTGTTTCGTGTGCTTGTTGTAAACTCATTGTCCTAGTTAGCAAATCAATTTGTTGGTTTACTTTTTCTTTTTCAATTTGTATTCTTTGTTGAGTTTCTTGTTCAGACAAATCTTTTTGACTCGCTATTTTAGTTGCAAGATTTGTTGCTTCAGCTTCAATCTGCGATTTAGAAATAGCAAGTCTAGTAGTGTTTTCTATTGCTGATAATTTTTGAGCACTAGAAAGCCTGTCATTGTTCATTATTTTTTGAGCTTCAAGAGTAGTGTTATTTATTTTTTCACTTGATAAAATCTTTTCTCTAAACATATCAAAATCCATTGATTTCATATCTCTAGTTAATTGATTTGCTTCACTAGCTAGATTTTCAGTAGTATTTAATTTTGCTCTCCATTCTGTTTCTGATGCAGCAATTTGCTTGTTAAATAACTCTTCTTTTTGAGTTCTATCTAAACCAGACTCTTTAGCCATAAAATTTTGTTTTAAATCAGTTATATACTTAGTCCATCTACCTTGCGTATTAATTTTTTTAATATCAATGTTTCCTCGCATTGCAGTAAGCTCTTTATCAGCATCTGTTTGCATTGTTTGAAGGTCTTTTTGAATATTACCTCTTTGACTAACTACAGATGTTTCTTGAGTTCTATTTAACTCAGCTTCCTTTTTAGTAAAATCTTGCCCTTCAATGCGTTCAGACTTTGAAAAATCTTGGTCTTGCTTTTTTTGTTCACGAGTAAACTCTCTGTCTTCTGCTCTTTCACGAGCCCTATCTGCTTTGTCTTGACCACGTTGAATACCAGCAAGAAGATTGCCATATCCTAAATCAAACATTTTTGAATCTTTTAATGCCATGATATAAATACTCCTATTATAATTTTATTAACTATATGGGTTAGGTATAATTTTTAATTACTCCGCCATTTGGCGCCATTGGTGCTTGTTTGTTAAACAAACTTCCTAAAATATTACCAGCCATGCCCATTAACCCTGCGCCTTGTTGAGCATTCATATTGTTCAAAGTGTTAGCATTGTTCATATCTTGGTTATAGTTTGATTCAGCTAAAAATTGTTCGTATTGATTTTCACTGCCAGCATTAAATTGATTGTTTTGCAATGCTCTAGCATCTGCTTGACTAGCAAGTCCACCAGCTTGTTGATACGCTCCTAAACCAAGTTGCCCAAATTGCCCTGCTTGTTGTGCAGATTGATTCATAATACCTTGCATACCTTGACTATATGCTTCTCCACCTGCTCTATTTTGGATTGCATCAAAAACGCCTCCCATTCCAGTCATACCTCTTGAAGCCATTGCATTGTTCATTTGATTAACAGTCTGATTTCCTGTGTCTGCTACGTTTTGTCTAAGGTTTTGAAATAATCTATTATTGTACTGTGAGCCAGGATTTAGCATTTGACGATAGCTTTGAGAAAACTCATCTCCTAATCCACCCATTTTACTTATTGAAGCATTCATTTGTTGGTTTTGATCGTATTGGCTTGTTTTATGTCCATAATCAAAATCATGATTTACTAATTTAGCTGCTTTACCAGATTTATGCATTCCAAGTAAACCTAATGCCCCACCTAACATTGCTTTAGGGTTGCCTGATGCTAATCCGTATAATGCTTTACCACCTTGAAATAATCTTCCTGTTATTCCACTATTAAACATATTCCCTACAGGTTGTCCGCCTGCTCTAAAAGGAATTGATGTATTTGCAGTAACTGATTGTGGTACAAATTCTGTTGGCATAATTGCCTCCTACTCTGTATTTAATGTTAATGACGTTTTAGCCCAACCTTCGCTTGTACGTCCTTGAATTTCATATGCAGTGCCATCTTTAGACCTAACTACTCTAATGTCACCTTCTTTGCCTGACGACTCTTCTTTATCCGTAACAGTATCTTTACTATTTACTGCACTAATAAGCTCGTTTAAATCATCATAAATCTTGTCTACAACTCTTTGTAAATTGTTATCGTTTACTTTTTGTGAACGTTTTTTACTTATCACGACATATCCTTTGTTCTTCTAAGTCTTCTAAATACTAAACGCAATGCATCTACTGTTGCAGTTGAATCTCCTGTAACTGCAATTTTTACTTGCGCATGTCGTGCAATCTTTTTATCAGACAATGCTGTATAACTAGAACTATTTTCAATTGTATTAAGAGTTATTGTAGGACTATTATCTTCTGATAATATTTCAGCTTTATATATTTTTTTATCTGCAGTAGAGTCACCCATAGTAAACTTTTTACTATACCATTTAAAATTATCTAATCTTGTAGAATTTGTAGGGTCAAAAGGTTGGATTAATCCATTGTCAGTATCAGATACAAATAATTCATTGTTTTTACCATGCACTGCTCCATACGTATTAAAATCTGTAGTAGTACTACTATTAGTTCTATTCCACACATCCCATCTATTTTTAGGTACAGTATATACTAAGCATTGAGGCACGTAATATGTTGTGTTTGTAGTAAATGTAAGCGTTGAAACAGCTGTAGCTGTTGCATTATTATTTATATCAAATCTTTGGTCATTATCAACACTAGCAACTTTTGTATCTGCAGGAATATGATTTCCTGTCACTACTTGATTTGGAGCAATGTTTGAATTTGCAACGTCACAAGTTATAGTAGTGTCGTTATTGTTTAAATTACAACTATGTGTAAAACTACTAGATGTAAGATATTTATAAGTATACATAAAGCAAAAAGCTTTGCGATAGGAGTCATACGCAATCACAATGTCTCCAGTGTAGTCATTGGCACTATAATTGCACAACTTTTCTAAAGTTGAGTACGAGTTATACGTATCATCTACTTGATGTGCTTTTTTTATTTTAGCACCTATATCATTTATACCCTGTCCATTATGCAGATAGATACTATTTTTATCTATAAAACACATACCTATTTCTGAAGACACTACTCCATTTTGATTTCTACACCCTATGCCTTTTATAGTATCTTCTATATACATACCATCTGGATTAACTACATAGGTTTCATTTTCAGAAAACACATACAGTCTGCCATTAAACGATTCTATTGCAGTAGCTTTATTAGGTAGTAATAAAAAGTCTTTAGCCCAGTTAAACTGATCAAAATTAAATGGTCTAGATTTAAACAGATAATTAGTTGCGTCATCTATGTCTATATGCGAACAATCTGTTATGTATAAAAAATTATTTACTTTAGCACTAAGACCATATTTAGGTATTGTGTTAAGCAGTGCTTCTGATATGCCTGTTCTTGATTCATATGAAGAATAGGAAACACCAGTATCAAGCACAGTTTTAGTATAATAATTCCCCCAATTGGGATTGCTTGTATTTGTATCTGTATGTAACCATCCATATTTTAATGAAACAGTTTTTATTAATCTAAAAAACCCAGTTGGCTGAGTAGAAGTATTTCCAGGGGATGACCTGTATAAATTTATATGACTAATTCTTTTGTTTAACGTAGCAGTATATAAATCTATTTTTACATTTATTGAAACATTTGACCCACTTATTCCAGTTTCTAATTGCCAAGGAGCTAGTGGCGACTCTTGATAGCCATCATATATAAAAGAAGTAGCATAAAAATGACTATGACCTCCATTTATTGTTCCAGCAACATTACTATTTACTGTAAACGATAAATCTACTTCACCTTCTTTTTTAGCTATTACTGTACTTCCATTAGATGTTGCCCATCTTACTGCTCCACTACTAGAAAATAAATTGTAGTTATTTGCTGTAGCATCACCAACCATTCCCTCTAAATCTCTACTTGCCGCTATAGAACTTTTTGTTATATTTGTTCCGTTTGTTTGTGAAAATTGTGGTTTTGTAACAGTAGATAACGTTGAAGTACTACCTGACCCTTTTTGAGATAAAAATAAATTAGTAGAATTATCGCTGCCTTTAGCGCAATACATTTCAGAAGGTACAGTAGTTGTAGAAATTAAAGGTCTTACTTTACCCCCTTCTCCTCCATTTGCTTTGTGGTCGACATGGTCTGCAGTATTATCTTTATGAATCATTTGATAATACCAAGTAGTTGTAGTTCCATAAGCAGGAGTACCAGTATTTGCTTTACAAAACTTTACAGAATTAGTAGTACTTCCATCAGTTGTTACGTGCATCATTATGCCACAATAATGTTGACTATTAGCAGGCTCACTTAATGCTAATTTAGGAATGTTAAAAGTAGGAAGTATTGAAGTACCACTTGTATTTGTCCAACTACCTTCAGATACAGTGCCTCCACTTGCTCCTAAATAAGGAGTTCTATCTGTAAATGATATTGTTGCACCGCTTACAATTCCAGATTTAAGAGTATTATATAAAAATCCAGATACAGAATTATCAGTTTCAATATTGCAACTCAACCATAAATGGTCATCAATATCAATGCAATCTGTTACTGATTGGTCGTTTGTAAAAGCATTAACGCTTGTTATAATCATTGAATCCATATCTGTTGGATCAATTTTTATAATTTTTATATTAGTACTTATTTCATCTAATACCCATAAATGTCCATCACTAGCTAAACACATAGCTCTTGTTTTAGTAAAGTAATAATCAGACCTTTTTATAAGCCTACCTGTACTTACATTAAACTTATAAACATACGTTCCATTTTGGCTAATTCCATACGCATATGTATTTGTAGCATCATTCACAATAGTATGCATAAGTGGAAATGGACTAGGAGCTATTAATTCAGCGTCTTCTGCTTGTAATCCACTTGGAGCAGAACCTCCAAATTGCCCATGCGGTATATTGCCTACCCATTTAGCATCTTTAGTTTGACCTAAACCTATATGCACTTCTTTGTTATTAGTTTGCATTGCAGGAATTGTTCCAGACCCTAAATTACTTTCTACTAAATTAGTAATTGCAGGGCTTCCAGTATATACGTCTGCTATTTGCTTTAAATAACCATCACTATTATCAATATAAGCTAGTTGATGTGTACCATTGTTATTTATCATCGCCATACGTTTTGCATCTACAGCTGATTTAATAGCAGTTGCATCTGCTTGTATAGCCATTAACGAACCTGACTGTGCATAAGGGTCTATGTTTTCACTATATACTGCAGCATCATCTGGAATATCTCTATCGTCTGCGTTGTAAATATTGCCAGTTTCAAATGCTTTTATTTCAAATAGTTCTTTAGGCACTAATTACTTTTCCATTGTATGTTGTAACTCCATCAGTAATATCAAGAACTACTAAGTTAAAATTTCCATTATTTAAAATATCTACAATGCCAACGTTATGACTCCAGTTTGTAGGTCTTCCTTTTAAATAATCTTTAGTCATATCAGTTAAGCATCCCATTGAATATGCCATGTGTGACCCTGAGATGTGAGTAATGGTTGCTTTTTGGGAGTCGTGAGTGTGCCCATAGATGATGTTGCATCCCAACTGTAAGGCGTGAGTTCTTGCATGGGCAATTCCCATATAGTGTCCTCCATGGTAAGCATGTAATTTGCTTCCAAACACTTTAAAGACTTCACCATATTTGTGCCATTCATATCCACGTTCATCGAATTTAAAAGCTCGTCTTGAGCCAAAATGTTCAAGGTATGGGTTTTCTTGTACGAAGTGATCAAACCAGAGTTCGTGGTTTCCTTGCGCAAATTGTTTTTTGGTACAATTAATGCTATCCAAGACTTTATCAATTCTGTCAAGTCCTTTATTACCTTCTTTAATTTCTTTTTTAATAGCTGGAAGTTGGTATTCAAGCGGTGGTCTTTTTTTCTTTGACCACTGCCAATGGGAAACTGATTCGCCATCAATTGTATCGCCTAATAATAAAAATGCTGAAGGTTTTACTTCTTTCAATACTTTTAAAGCACATTTAAAAGCCTTTTCATCGTGATTTGGAAAGTGAGTGTCTGGAAAGACAACAACACGCTCTTTTATGGTCATATTTCATTCCTTTATTTCAAAGTGAACTAAGTCATCAAAATTGTTATCTTTTGTTGTCCTAGCGTTCTTACTTAAACTGGAATCCGACCAATCACCCCCCCATCTTACATCAATGCCCATTCTTGAGGCTACACCTAAAACAAATCCACCTAAATAATGAAAATCATCTCTTGCGTTCCAATCTATAGGGTATGGAGCAATGTCTACTGCTTTACCTTGCACGTGTTTACCAAACTTAGTTTTGCTTTTACCTTCTACTACTAGCTTGTTTTGTCTTTCTTGGCTTCTAAGTCCTTCTATTACTGTTATGTCAAAGTACTTTACAACTTCATTTAAAACATCTATTAAACGGCTATCAACGCCTTTTAATCTTTCTTTTGACCTTTTACCAAAGCGTGGCATTACTTCTTTACTATGCCTTCAACAATATCTGTAACTAAATCAACAATCTTTTCAAAAAACAATTGTTCTTTTTCTTCACTTACAAATGGTATGTCTATCTTCTTGTTAATTTTAGTTGCTACTTTCTCTTTATACTCATCAGACTGTAAATGCTCAATCATGCCATCAGCATACTTGTTTACAATCTCATCCTTGGCTTTATCTATTAAGCCCATTAGCATCACTTTACTCATTTCAATTTCCTTATGTTTGTTATTTTATATCCTAAATAAATGATAGTCATTACGGCTACCACGCATTGCAATAACGTACTTATCTCCGTTAGAGATAGTCCGTAATTCATTAAACTTGCTGATGTCACTTTTAAACTATCCATTAGTGTTTTCCATTTACTCTAGACAAACTGCCTTTTATTTCCGAAACTTGATTGTCCAAATCATTAATTTCCTTCGTAAGTGAATCAAACTTCCTGTCAAGTTTGTCGTCACTTTTATTCCAGCGGTTAATAAGCTTAATAACCATACTTTCCATGTTTTCAAGTGTTTCACTTTGTCCTTTATTTTCTACTTGTAGGTCTTGTAAAGCTTTTGCTTGCTCATTTCCACGCTTGTTCATTGAATAAACCATAAATACAAACATCGCTCCCACAACGCCTATCATTCCTGCTTCTTGATAAACTGCTAAAAAATCCACTACTCTCTAACCCTCCGCAATTCTCGGTTAATAAAATATTTATGATTAAAGTCATCTTCGTTTAAGACTACTTTCTCTTCCTTTTTTTCTTTCCCCAGGATAAGGGATTTAAGTTTAGTTCTGTTTGATACCATTCCAATTGTTCTTGCATTTGTGTTATTTTTACTTCCTCTTCTTCTATATGCTTACTGACAAGTTCTTCAATTCTGGTATTAGCAGATTCCATTCTACGTTCAAGTTCTCCAATGCGATTTTCAATACGTAAGTAGCCAAGCACAATAACAGCAACTCCCACAATAATCTGCCCAAGCCACTTAATGTTAAGACTAATACGAAAGTTGTCATCAATCTTTGCCATGCCATATGATCTATACGTTTTCTCATCACTCATGGTTTGTAATACTTATGAAAGTCTTCGGGATTCTCTGCATCAATAACAACAAAGATAGGAGACACAATAGTATTTCCTGTTCCAGAACCACCAATAATTGCATATAAATATCTGCCTTCTTGATAAGGTGACTTAATTGTGTCATTATCAAAAAGATGTAAAAAGCTAGTGTCGCTAAACACAGGAACATAAACACCATTAAGTATTTCGTCTGTCTCTATTCTACGATTGCCATTATAATCAATAACTTCGCCTACACTAACTGTCCGATGTGGTTGAGATGGAAACTTACCCATACCATATTCTTCAACTTGTTGATTGTACCACATCGTAGACGCTTTAGTAATTTTTTCTAAATTTGCTTTTGTTTGCTTTGCTTTAGCTCCTTCACCGATACGGCTATAAGCAGGAGCTGCGGTAGTAGCCAAAGTAGCCATGATAGCCATGGTAACTGCAAACTCAGCCAAAGAGTTGCCTCTATTTCCCAACCCATTCATCCTTTTTCATTTCAGCTAAACATTCACTATGAGATAGAGCCGTAATACCACTAACTCCCTTGACTTGGTCTAGAGTTCCATCAGCGATAGATAATTCATATTTAACAAGAACCTTTGTATTATCACTGTTCCATCTTGGAGCACCAAGTTTACCTTGTTTGAACGCACACTCTTGCCAACTTGGATTTTGTAATGTGGTTTTATCTACTTTTTGCTCTGTGTATGTGTACTCTTCATCTTTTTTAGGGACAGAATGAGGCTCTAGCATGAGTTTTTCTAATAACTCTGCCTTGGTATCGCTTGAAGAATAATCTACGTCACAATCGTCCATATAAGCCTTTATCTCTGCTTTTGTGTTATCATTTGAAGGATAATAATCATATTTGTCTACAGATCGTGTAGCAGTCTTTTCTACATCTTTATAAGTGTACTCATTCCAAGACAATCTATCCGCAGTTTTGAGTTTGCTTGGTAGCTTACCCTCATATACTGCTTTGGTTAATATTAAATATGTATTAGTCATTTTTATGTTTACCTTTTTGGTGTTTATAGTTTTTAGATATTTCAGTAGTTGATAATGCTCGATTGTAGATTCTAACTTCATCAAGCAAACCATCCCATTCATCAGAAGTGTAATGACCGCTTGAGCCAATTTTAATTGGCTTATCACTATCAAGATTTCCACTTGATGCAACAGTCCCATCTTCTGATTCATTAAGATAAACTTTTAAAGTTCCATTGTTTCTTACTGCTGTAAAATGATACCAAGTATCAACTAATATAGTTGTTGAACCAACTGAATCATCACTTCCCGCTATGTCTCTAAATATAATTTTACCACTATTATTAATTCCCGCTCTCCATACATCTTCATTAGCACTACTATTTTGTCTACCTATTGCCCAATTCCAATCAATATTTTTTACTTTAAACCAATAGGATACACTAAAATCATTTATGTTAAAATCCCAAATTGAAGAATCATTTACTTCCACATACTCATTAACACCATTTAACCTTACCACATTGCTACTTGGATTTGTTAACGGAAATCCTAATCCATCTTTGTTAGAGTTTAATCCCTCACGAATTGTGATTGAGTCTGGTGTACCCGCAACTGTGCCTGTGTTGCCTGTGTTAAGTGTAGCTCCTGTAACTGTACCATTATTAGAATTACTACTTAAATCAGTTACTGTTGTAGCATTGTCTAATTTCCAATACCCTGTAAGACCAGAATTAGACGATTCACTCCCACCTATGCCATTGTTATATATTTCTAATACTTCACTTGCTGATTTAGTTACATTATAAAGACCAACAGAGCTTATAGAGCCTTCAAAATAACTGCCATTTTCAAACGAGGTTGCACCAATTCTTGCATTTGTTAATGTATCTACAGATAATCCCGATACAGAAATAGTTTTTACTTCTACACCATTTGCATACACACGCATAGTAGAACCATCATAAGTACAAACAAAATGCACCCATTGATTTGCGTATGCAGTTGCTACTAAAGCATCACTGCCATTTACTTTATATATAAGCCGATTTCCGTCATCAATAAAAAGTCTTATTCCTTCAGAACCATTCTTTTGTGCAGAAAATAGTACATCATTAATTCCACTATGATTTACCCAGACTGATATAGAATGATTAGTATAAGAAAACGGAACAGGCAGTTGTATAAAATCATTTACTCCATCAAAATTTAAATAACTCCACCCTCGTCTATCAGTCCATGTAGATACACCATCGTTACGCCAGTAACCTAATAAGTTTCCAGACTTGGAGTGATTGGTCGCATCATATGCGACACCATCATTGAATAGTTCTTGTGCTTCTGTGGTAGTTATAGTGTGATTAAAAAATGATACATCATCTATAACCCCATTAAAAAATGAAGAACTACCTGTTTTACATCCGATAAATGTTCCTGTAGAAGACGATAATCCTTTATTTATACTACCAGATTGTGCAACTCCATTTAAATACAATGTAATTGTTTTATTTGAATTTGTATATACAACATGATTCATTGTGCCAACTAAAATTGCAGTAGATGATTTTTGGTAATAATTACTGCCATCCCACATATTTGCTATTACTTGTCCAGATGAATTAATAGAAATTCCAATCCTATTTGATGCATTTACACTTTGTGCTATAATCCATTGGTCTGCTGAAAGACTATTAGCTATAAACCAAGTAGAAATACTCCAATTACCACTAACTAATAAGTCTGGTGCAGATGGATTTAATTTATTATCAACTCCATCAAATAGCATTTTTTCATTGTACTTAACCAATGGGATCTGCGGAATGACTGGTTCATTTTGAGCAGTCTCAAATCCAAATGAGGATATTCCTACTTCACGAACTTTTAAATCATCATATAAATTATGTTGACCGCTATTTGTAGAATTATTTTTAATATGAAGATAAGAAGTTGTTCCTGTTGCAGTAAATATATTGGATGGAATTATTGCACCACTTGAAGAAGATACTTCTAATGTATTCTCATTTAAATCGTCTGACACACTTAAACCACCGCTCATGTTTGCAGTAGTTAATTTTACTTCTGCATTATAGCTCTTACCAACAACAGTAGTAAATGGTAATGCTACATGAGCTTTAGTTGTACCATCATTTGTAAGTTTAAGAGTATTACCATTTATTTCGTCACTTCCAAATAAAGGAAAAAACTTTGTAGTGGTAATTTCTTTAATAGACACACTTGATGCACTCCAATTTGATGCTGTATCATTTAGACTAAAAAACATATATAATGTTTTAGTAGAAGATGCTTTAAAATAATGAGTATTTAACCCAGAAACGACAGTTCCAAAATCACTTGAACCATCTCCAACAGTACCATTTACTGATTCTCTTAATGTAAAACTTGGTACACTACCACTATTTAAAGTAACATTAAATGTTATTTTATAAATTTTACCACTTACTGCTGAAAATGGATTTGTTGCAATATTAACACCACTTGCGTCACTAATAGCAGAAGTTATAGAACTTCCAGATAAATTAAGTGTATCCCAACCATATGATGAATTATTAGTCCAAGTACCAAGTTCTTCACTACCTAATGTTGATTGAGTAACTTGATTACCTGCTGTATCTGAAAAATCAAATTCATAAGTTCCAGAATTAGCGGTTAAAATACTATCCATTGCTAGTATTTGTGCAGATGATAATACATCCTTCATATTTCCAAAGAAATTTGTAGTAGCGTGGTTACCCATGAGGACTTCTTTGACGGAGACATCGTCTATTTCCATAAATGCATTTGCATCTGCATTTTGCATATAAAACCATAAGTGTGAGCCTGTAGGAGCTACATAATAAGTTTCAAATAATTTTGCAT